CCACTGAGTATTCTTACCAAAGTTTAAAAGATTAGTTGATCCTTGCTTTAACAGCTGATTGAAAATTACTTGTTTTTGTGCAGCAATAGCAGTTTGTGTTCCAAGGTCTTTCATGTTCAATACTGTAGGGCGAACAGCGATTGCTTGCATTGCACCGCTTGCATCACGGCCCATTTTAATGTATTGTGTTTGAAGGGTCTTAACTCGCTCTATTGCGGTTTTTTCAATTGTAGACATTTCTGCCACAAAGTTTTTACCAAATGTTTTAGTTGCCCCAGCTGAATACCTAAAGTATTCTCGCATTGAGAATTTGTTTTTCTCAAGGGAGTTGGTAAAAGATTCTGCAGTTGTTCTTACAGTTTTAAGCTCAGCAGAAAACCCCTGAATAGCATTTACACCATTCAGGAAGTTCCTCTGAAGATCTCTTTGTGCAACTGCAGCCTGTGCACTTGATTTTGCTACAGACTGGTGAAACTGTGAAATTTGTCTTTGAAGTGCCTTAAGCTGATTTAACGCCTGTGTAGTTTCAATTCCTACATTAATATTGGCATTAAGATCCGCCATCTAGATTCACCTTTTCTGAGATATAGTTCTATGAACCATTCAGAACAGATCCAGATGCTGCTTCAACAATCTTGTAAACTGTTGGCAAGTCTAGCAGGTCTTCCAGCTTTGCTGGATCTGCTGCTAGCTCTGGATTGTACTGCTTCATAGCAATTGCTACACAATCTAGCAATAGGTTCATTGATTTTTCGTTATCCTCTGCTACTGAAGCTACCCCTTCAAACTTCTTCATAAAAGGCTTTAGAAGTGAAATCTTTAGTGGACGCACCTCAATAGTTGTTCCATCAATTAGTGTTAGCACTTCTGGTGTATAAGTTGTTGTTGCCATGTTCTTTTTTCTCCTTCATCTACCTACCGTAGGTTATAACCAATTATACCATAAGGCTAGGCTTTTTTCAGCACTGCTGGGTCTCTTAGGTCTTCATATCCTAGACCCAAACCAATACCAAAGCCAGCTTGTCTAGCTGCTGTTCCTTGCAATGCAAGAATGTCTTTAGAGTCTGTTGCCATACCGTTAGAGGCAACTCTAGCTTTAAGGTCTTCCCATTCTTTTTGACCTCTAACCTTTCCATCATCTTTACCAGTTTGCTCGTCAAGGTTTACACCCTGTAGGGCAGCCATAAACTTTTTCTCTTCGTAATCAAGCTCTCTGGTTATAGAAAGTATCTGCATTAGTTCTTCTATAGATATAGATGTTTCAAGTTCGTCAAAGTTTTTCCAAATACCCAGCAAAAATACCTCAGACTCAAGCTTTGCTAAGTCTAAACTTTCCCAGGTTGTAGTTTTTTCTTTTTCTTCTTGAACAGCTTCATCAACTATTTCCTCACCTTTTTTCTTAAGATCTATTCCAGCTGAATAGTTTAGTAGGTCATATATAGAAGTTAGGTCAAAGTTGTCCTCTAAGTCTTCTACTGATTTAAATTGATTTGGAAGGTATTGCTTCATAGTTATTAGTGCACATTCCGCCAAGATACCAATAGTTTCTTCCTCTGTTCTAACACTTTGAATCTTAGTAAAGGTTTCCATTAGCTCTTTTAAGTATTTAATCTTTAGTGGTATGATTTCAATTTCTTGACCATCAATTGTGTTTATTTTTCTGGTTTTATATATCTCAGTAGGCATTCTTTAATTTTATCATAAAACGACAAATCCCACCTCCAAAAAGGAAGTGGGACTGTCTTACTATTCCTAGATACTAGGAAGTAGCAGTAATTGTGCGGTCAATGATCTTTCCATAAGATCCTTCAGAGTCATCTGGTAGAAGACGGAATGATACTTCAAACATTGAAGCCTCATCACGCTTTGCAGATACAGTTACGTTCTCAATTGATAGAGCACGGTAAGCTGCGTAGACACGCTCAATAGAGGATCCAGCTTCACAGTCTCCTGTACCTGGACCCACAGCAATGATTCCACGCTCAACTGGGCACTCTCCAAGTTCTCCAGCAGATAGGTTTAGTACCAATCCGTTTGAAGTTGTCTTAGTTCCTGTTAGTTGGCTGTCTCCATATGCTAGAGCAATAAGAAGGTTCTCAAGTGTTGCTTCAGCAAAAGCAGTGTTCAGGTTAACCTGCATACCCTGCTTGTATAGCTTTGCAACGTCCAGAAGCTGATCAACCTGTACTTCTCCGAAGTCAGGCTGGAACTGGATCTCAAGTCCGTTCATTGTGTATCCGATGTTTTCGAATCCTGCTTCGAGAGACAGTGTCTCACGGTAAGACTCAGCGGCATCGAAATCTGGCAGGGTAGTACCGTCAAGGACAGTGTCAGCTACGAAGAACGATGCTGCACCAACGATGATGTTGTTGGAATTACCACGTGTATATGCCATATTTTCACCTCTTTTTCTAAATAGTGTATTCAGTTATAATGGCGATTGTTTCCTCGCTAATAAGTATACCAGCGTTTTTATCTATTTAAAAGTAGTGCCATTGGCTGCATGATAGTCATATTCAATGATTATCTTTGATGCCCACTCGCTCATGTTTACTGAGTTTAGCTCTAAAATATCTCTAGTTTCGTCTATTTGATATACCTTAAAATTGTGGAAAAATACGTTAGATTGTACTGTTTGTCCGTTTAAGGATATAGGATTGTCTTTGGCCCAGTCATTAACGTCCTGAGCTGCTGCATCTTCTCTATCAAGTAGCTGTGAGACTATTACGTTAATGTTTTGAACTGACTGAACACTTCCATATATTGTATAGATTAGCTGTTCTCTTTTAATTCCATAGAATGGCGTAGCCCTAAATCGCATAAGCCTATCATAAGTTATCATAGTTGGTTGCACTAGCCCTGTATTAGATACTAGCTGTTGGTAAATCTCTTCACGCCCAGTTGTCGTTGGGGCAAAGAATGGTACTATTGTTTGATCTGGACCTATTCCAACCTTGGTTGGTCCATAATCATTTCCTAGCTTGTCAAATAAGTATGCGTTTATCCAGTGTGGTGGAAACGGTATTGTTTCAAGATTAACTATTGTCATTCAAGTCCTACCTTTGCGTTTGCTATCCACCTGTATCCAGTCTTAACTCCAAGTCCTCTACCAGCCACAGCACCTGCTGCAAAATTTTGTTTGTAAATTACTGGGTTTGATATGTAGTTAGACAGTCCAGATGATTTTAAGAATGCCTGTGTAAAATAACTTTTAAAAAATGTGTCAAATACCCTTTGGTATGATCCTTGAGCTTCTACTCCTCCTGGGTCAGGAATGTTAACTGGTTTTTTAGTAAACACTGTTTGTCCAGAATCTTCAAATACAAGAGCTGAAGCTTTTTTAGGTTTAATAGTAACTGGTATTCCCATTTCCATAATTCTTGCTTTGTCATAAAATGGTTTATTGCTGTCTTTTGAAATTGATGTTGATTGTCTAAACGATGACTTTACAGATAATCCTAGATTGCTGACAGTGTAGTTTAAATCAAATAGTCTTGCTGCTGGAGAACCAGTCTGGTACCATTCATAAACGTGATGTAGGGCATCTCTATCTGACCTTGCCATAGCGTCTATATATTTATTTAATACTTCAATTACGCTTCCACCTAGATTGTCTAGAAAAACCTTTTTGCCAGACTGAGCACCCTCAAGGAATCCAGTAGAATACTTTACAATGTTTGTTAGCTGTTTCTCTAGTGATGATGCGTTCATTGTAACTTTCATTAGTCATCTACCGCCTGATTTTCGGTTTTTCTCCAAACCATCTTGTAGTATTCAACATTTGCAAATGGTCCAATAAATGGCTCAAGAGTTGCTATTTCGTAAACTCTTCCTTTTCCAGATCTTGGTCCTGAAGTTTCTTTATATAGTAGTTCTCCATGTGAAGATCTAATATTTGTTATTAAGATGTTTGTGTTAGATTCTCTGGTATTTCTTGAAGAAATTCTTAGATCTGATTTGCTTCTTGCCACTAACTTGTTTTCGTGTTGTGTAAATACCTCTGGTGTAATCTCTTCTTTTCCTGCACCACCAAAAGTTGTAGCATTACAGGCAATGGTACGGTCAAACATCCATTCTTTTTTAATCTCGCCATAGTTACCCTGATTAATAATTGGGTAATAAATATCAGCAAGCATTGGATACATGAAGTCTGAGGTATCTTCGCAGCAAGACATTATAGGATTCCTGGTTTTTTAACATCCGTAACATATTTGTCTAGAATCTTATCAACTAAAATGTTTCCAGTTCCAGACAAGGCTGCGGAATCAACTTTAATTTTAAACTGATCTGTTGAGTAATCTGTAATATATCTCTTAAAGTACTCTAGCTTTCCACAAGCAATATCATTAATTAGCATTTTTGTGGCGTCTTGAATATCATTTGGAACTACCCTGTATCCTGCTTCTATTTGAATTAGGTAGTCTGTTCCCGCATTAAACAATACCCCTGATTTTAAGGCAATGGTATTTCCACTGTCAGATGTGTCAAACATGCTGATTGAATCTGAAGACGCTATATTGAGGCCAACTGGTGCTGACTCTGCACGATTAAAGTCTGTAATTACATAGCTTGGATCTTTAGTAATTGCCGTCTTATCTTTAGTAATTACGTAATTCCATTCACCAATTGCAGGAGCCTCTAGCGAAGCATCATAAACAAGTTCTGCGTTTTCATAAACCTTTAATATTTTGTATAGCTTTTCCCAAACTGGGATATAGTCTGTTCCTTGACCAGTGGTCTCAATCCACTTTGACTCAAAGTAAAATCCGCCAGCAACAGAGTCAATAATTGCTCTTGCCAGTCTTTCGTTATAAGTAGCAGTAGCAATTTCTGAAGCAGTCTCTGCAAGAGTTGATGGGTCTACATATGGTCTTTCTACTGTAATGTTATCTTCTACTACAATTTCGTCTTGTAGGGTAATTTCAATATGGTATGTCTCGTCATATTTTCTAAAGTCGTATGCTGTATCGTCTTCTCCATAAACACCAGTCCAGGAAACTGACACTATGCCATTTGTTCCAACGCTAAGAACTTCATCATAAACAATGTCATAATCGTTGTCCTTAATAACAACATGATATGATGCTGATGGTTCTACCGTATAACGAACAAAACTATCGTATGGGGGCTTTCTAAGTACGATCACTATTTACTCCTATTGTAAGCTTGGGCTACCTCTTCTGGCGTTGCTATACGAACTGCCTCGTGAGTTAGCCAAAAATCTGATGCATCTTTGGTTACAATGTTGTATCCAACTAGTAGCTTTCCAACACCATATCTAAATAAATTTTTAGAGGAGTATACAGCAACTTTTTCAACAACTCTTTTGTCGTTAGAAACTGTTTCAGCCATATCTTTCTCCAGCTTTAATTATATCAGAATATAACAAAAGAGGGCAGACTTTCGTCTGCCCCCTAATGCTATGTAGTTAGTATTAGCTAACGTCTGTTCCATCTGCGTCAGCAAATGCAACTGCGTCTAGCTCTTCCCACTGAAGACCAAAGCGTACAAATACTGTGTACTCAATTGTGTCTTTCTTTGGAACATACTGACGGTTTACAGTGATGTCTCGGTTTACAGTGATGTCTCTCTGGAATCCCCATACACGGTTCTGTGGGAATGTTAGGTCAACATATCCTGCAGGGTAGTAAGGAACTTCCTGAACTTCAACACCTAGAACACGAGTTGTACGTGCTCCACCAAATGTCTGTGCTGCACCGTCTAGATAGTTCTGACGGTTAGCCTCAGTACCTGGCTTGCCAGTGAAAGCTTCAGCAATTGCATCAGCTAGTGTACCGTTGTTCTTAACAATACCCTGGAATGCGTCTGTACCAGCATAGAACTTTAGGTTGTTCTTCAACGCACGGTACTTACGTGGCAATGCAAGAATGATGTTCTGCATTACGTCTGTGGTCCATTCGTTGTTTGCTACAGTCACGACTGACTCGTGAGCATCTCCAGATGTCTTCGCCTTGTGAACAAACCCTTCCATGATGGAAAGGAATGCACCAGTTGAACCGTCACCGTTAATGGCTAGGTCCTCAATGTCATTTGCAAAAGCAGATGTCATTAGACGAACTAGGTGATCCTCAAGAGCACCACCTTCAATATTGTCTTCTAGTGCCTCAGTTGATACTTCCCAGTCTAGACGAATCTTCTTGGTAGTTAGTTCAACCTTGGTAAAGGTAGCACCTGCGTTTGTAAAAGCTGGGTCAGCCTGTGCTGCTGCACGGATAACACGCTCTCCAACGTTTACTTTTTCAAGTTCAATGGTGTTAGCTCTCATTGTTACTCTACGTCCATCCTTTGCAAGGACTGTACCGTCCCAAACATAGTCAATGAAGCGACGAGCTTGCTCTGGAGCTAGAATACCACCAGGAGTACCTGTTGGATTAACTGCATTCGGTCCTGCTGTTGTACCCCAAGCTGGCGTAGCGATGTTTCCAAGGCTAGCTGCTGGAGAAAGATTACCAGATGCGTTAGTTGTTGTTGCACCACCCACAGCACCAGATGCAAATGCACCATCACCGTTAATTTCGGCGGTGGAGTTTGACTCTGAACCAGGGTAGTTCTTAATTAGTTCTTGTTCCGACATATATTTCACCTCCTAGTGATTTTTTAAAATAAGTCGTTATTAGTGAGGAAACGACCTCCCCATAGGGATTTTTGAACCTTAACTTCAGGCTCCTGCACGATGTCGCCAACATCGCCAGACTTGCGGAAAGCAGTGTCAGCCACTACAGCGTCTACTCTCTTTCCAAATTCATCAAACACAGTCTTGCTTGCAGTTACGTCGTTTTTAACTGCATCTAGGGACTTGCTTAGTTCTGAAACGTGCTCGTAAAGAGACTTTACAGTTTCAGTTAGATCGCTAAAGGCTTTTGAAACGGTGTCTTTGACATCTGCAATTGCAGCTTCAAAACCATCGTCGGACTTAGCTACCTCAGTTTTTTCATCTTCTTCTGGCATGGCAGACTTGGCCTTAGACATCTCGTCTTCGTCCATATCTTCCTTGTCATCCTCATCCATGTCGTCAGACTTTGCTGCCTTCTCTACGGATGCTTCTGCTGATTCTACTGTGGTGTCAGCCTCTGGAGCGACCTGTGATTCTTCAACAGCAGCTTCTTCAACTACAGTTTCTTCAACTGCAACCTCTACTGCCTCATTTGTTGCGTCAGTCATAGGACTTACCTCCTTAGTTATCTCAATTGTATTAATGCCTTTAGCACTATCAACCAAGAACTTTATTACGTCAGAATTATCTGAATCTGTTTTTTCAACAAATCCAATATTCTGCATTGGCTTACCAGATGTTGGACTCACTGCTGTGTCTGAATCTGATAGCAAAACCATATCGTTTTCTGAATCCCAAAAAACATTGTCAATCTCTGTCTTAGAAAGGTATCCATCAATAGTAGTTTCTCCGTTTACCTTTTCAATAGAGAAAATGTTTGCAAACTGATTTGCAGGATTGTCTACTAGTGATAGTTCGTGAAGTTCGTATTCTTTAATGATACGGACGGCTTTGTCCATACCCTCGTTATACTCGTCATCAAACTTCTTGATGTTACCACCAATAGAAAAGCCTGAGTAAGTTCCATCTAAAACTTTTTCCCAAGCATCCTGTGCACCCTTAGATACATAAGCAGAAACATAAACACCAGAGTAAAACTTCTTGGTGCCTGGATCAAAATACTTGTCTTCCTTGAATGAAACGATTTTTCCAACAGCAGAAGGCTGGTGCATTTCACGAAGATTTCCACGGAAGTTTTTGAAAGCACTTAGGCTAGCGGATGTGTCAACAACATCACCCTGCTTGTCTACATTGTCAAGGGTAGCAAATCCAGAAACGATACGACGTTCCTTATCTACTTTGCCAATAGGCATTGACAGACGAACATTGTCGCCGTCAGTCACCCATTGTGCTTTATTAATATTCATATCCCTCTAATTATAGCAAACATTTTATCGTTTTGATCACTTTTTACAGTATATCAAACTATTGACTTGCTCTTCCTTCACCTTGTGGATTTCGTCCAGAAAGTGTTGCTGGGCTATCAGATGAGTTGTTGGTTCTCTCTGCATCCCTTTGTCTTACCTGCCTAGTGTTGGCTGCGGCGTCTGCTGCTTGGCGTGAGTTCATTTCCATTGGCTCGTCCCCACCTTTTCGCTGTGGCAAGTCAAGCAATTCACGTGCTTCGTTAGGTACCATAATCTTGTTGCGTACGTAACGCTCTAGGATTTGAGACTGTGCAATTTCATCAGTCAGAGTTAGCTCATTAAACTTAAGCTCAATGATGTCTGTCTTTTCTTTGATAATTTTGTTTACCATTTTTTCAAGGTGCTCTTGTGCTGGTCTTGCAACCTGCTCTTTAAATGTACGATCTTGAGAAAGAGCTGCTGCAATTCCTGAATCAGTTCCACCAAGTTTTGAGATTGGGACTTGGTGAGCGATTAGAATATCATCTCTATTTTGTTTGCGGTACTCTTTGAATGATCCATCCTGAATACCGTTTTCAATTGGCTCCATCTTAAACTCAACTTTGTTTCCATCTGAGTCTCCTGGAAGTGGGATGTACAAAGTTCTGTGTGACTGAGACTTTAGTCCAGTCTGCAAGAAACGGAACATCTTATCTTCAGCATCTCCAGAAAGCTTTGCACCCTTAAGAGTAATAATGTATCTTGGCACAGCCTTGTTCTGGAAGTAATCAATGTTGTACTGTGCAGCCAAGGAGTCACCAACCAAAGAACTTACAGCAGATAGGATATCTGGAATTCCGTAGAACGTGTTTAGTGGTGAGTAAGACTTGTAGTGAATAATTTCGTTTGGTCTTGGATCGCCTGTTACTGGGTTTTGGTTTTTTGCCCCAAAGTTTCTAAAGTAGACAACCTTGTTTCCAATAATCTGAAGGTATCCGTCACGAAGTCTGCGAACACGAATTGTGGTTGCTGGAACGTGACCAACATAACCAATCTGACCAAGAGCTGTTCTACCAATTTCTAGATATCCATTACCAGTTGACTCAAAGTCAATTAGCATCTTTTTCATGGTGGTGGTAAACGAATCATCATCGTTTAGAGATTCTAGCCAATCACGCAGCTCAAGCTTCATTCTCTCAATACGCTTACGGGCCTTGTCAACAGCAGTGCTATCTTCTCTACCCTCTAGAGCAATAACCGTTCTATCTGTTACATTAAAGTTATAACCCAAACCAACAATGTTTGCAACCTTAGCATCAATAGCAGCGTGGTTTGCAAAAGATGCATCGTAGTAGTTTGCTAGTTCGTAAAGGTTGTACGGTGGGGTGATTACGTCAAATAGTCCATATCCATTACGGTAGACAGATCCAGGATTGATCTGCTTGCTTCCAGTACTATCCACACCCATGCTTCTTGCTGATGCAGAATTTAGATATTCTTCTGAAGATGGGTTTACATTAGTTGGAACAGAGTAGTCGTATTGTGCTTTTACAATGCGTTCTGTTCTACGCCTAAAGTTCTTTTCCAAACCATCATAGTTTTTAAGATCGTCCCAGCTTTTAGTAAATGGGTCAGAATCTTTAAACTTGTTTATCTCTTCTTCTTGAGTATTAAGAGATGCCCCAACGTAATATTCGTTTTCGCTCATTAGTCAACTTCCAATGCTTCTTGTCCATATGTATCAACAGTCTTTTGAGCATCTGCCCAAGCTCCATAATCAGTCATAGATGGGATGTATCCTTGCTTCATGCGGTCTACTTGTTCTGAGTGTGTTTCGTCAGATACCCTGGTTAGTCCAGGCACAAACTTTGCGTCTCCGTCTCCAGAGTCTCCGTGATATTTGGCTGCTGAAAATAGCTGTGCAATCTTGGAGAGGTCACCCTTCATAGATGGGATGTTTAAAACATTGCCTTCACCGTCTGTAAAGTACTTGCCATCTGCCTTTTTGTAGACATACAGCCCCCACTCAACGTCTGTTTCTATGACTCTTCTGCGAACGTTACTAACTTTTGATAAAATATCGTTTTCCATAACCAACAGTATACCATATTAAGCTGGTACTTTGACAACATTAGCCCAAGAAACTTCTTTATAAGCTGTAATTTTTTCTGGACTAACCAATAATCCATTGAACTCATCGTCAATAACTATCCTATTAGAACCCGTATATCTTTCATAAGTAGATTTTGAGTTAATGTTGTATATTTCGCTCTGGTTAATAATTTTTACATCTTGCCAAATAGCCGTTTCAGGCTGCCAAGTGTTTTCTAGATAATCCCAAGTTCCTAGTTCTTCTATGGCACCATAAGTTCTTGTTTCTAAGAACTCTGTTTTTTCAATATTTGTACCAAGTGTGTAAGAAATGTTATTGTACATTAGCGGACCATTAAGATTGATTGTTCCAGACATCTCGCTAAAGTCAAGCAAGCTTGGGAACTCAACGCTCAATACTGTCCACTCTTCATTTATTAAGAATGGTGTGTTTACTGACTGACCGTTTATAAGGTAGTTTAACGTATCAAGGATCTCAGATGATTCTCTATCTACCGCAAAAACAAATCCTCTTTTTTGGCTTGAGTCAGATTCAAGAAAGAAGTCGTATATTCCATTTTTATGATTAATAGAAAATATCATAATTGGACCAGCTGGGAAAGTGTCTTGATAAAACCTAATCCACATCTGAACAGAACTAATTTGCGTTTGCTCTGCCCTAGGCTGATTTACTAAAATTGATAAACCACGATCTGTCGTGGGCGTAAACTCTCCCTTAATGGCCCAACCACTTTGTCTATTAAGGTATAGGTGTGGTGTACTCTTTTTATAAGTTGCTATTGGGTTTTTGCCTTTTAGATCAAAGTATAATCCTGATCTTGAATAGTAGTATGCTGGGACTCCAAACTTAGACCCTACTGGTGTAAAGTCTGTCCTTTCAAGAACTTGTGATGCCAGCTGTAGCTCTCTAACTCTAACAGGCTGGTGGATAATTCCGTTAGATACAAAGTCTAGGTGATAAACAATAGCATAATTATTAAAG